CGACAACCCATTCGTTGTCGTCGCCAATGTACTTCATCAGGCGCGGCGTCGTGTAGAACTGGTGCGCGAGCGCGAGCGCCACACGCCCAACGTCTCGCACCGTTCGCACGGCCATCTTCGCCGGGATGGAGAGACCCGCGAACCGCTCCTCGTTCACGGCGCGCACGGCGCTACCGCTACGCAGTTCACCGGGCAGCTTGCCGCCGTCGATCTCCGACTGCGACGCGAGCTTGTTCAGGTCGCCCTCGGTGAGTGCCGCGACGTTCATGACCTCCGCAGGCATCTGCGGCGTAGGACCGGGCTTCACGCCGATCGCCGTCGTCTCGTTGATCGTGTAGATGCGACCGACCTGAGAGGTCATGCGGTCGGTGTCGAGACCCGAGTCCTTGCCGACGAACAACGCAGGCTGACCGTGCGCTCGCAGGAAGCTGATCTGCGCGCTGCGCGTCTCGTTCAAGTGCCACTGAGGCGAGAGGAGGTCCTCGACGAGCGACGCGCCCCAGAAGCGACCAGGGTGCGGCTTCCAGTCGTCCTTGACGTAGGGCAGGTGCGACCAGCCCGTCTTGTCGGCGGCGTAGGGGTTGTCGCCCTTGCGGATGATCTTGCCGCCCGCGTAGACGATCCACTGACCCTTCTTGTGGTGGCTGCTCGGGCGCTCCCACATCTCGACGTACATGGTGCGCTTGCCGATCTTGTCCATCGGGCGACCGTAGTCGAAGATGCTGAAGCCGTTGCCGCTCGACATGAACGCGATGGCTTCTTCGTAGTTGTCCAAGCCGCCGCTGTTCTCGACGGGCTGGATGTCCTTCTCGTCCACGCCGAACCGCTCGGCCACGCGCGCGATGTCGACGTAGTGACGCTCGGCAACCCAGTGGCAACCACGGATGCCCTTGTCGCGGCTCGCGCTGTCGTAGAAGAACCCGAACGGCGAGCACACGCTCATGGCGATGTCACCGGGCGGCAGGTCCTCGAAGAGACCAGCCTGCTCCTTCTCGATCTTCTGAGGCTGCGAGAGCATGACCTCGGGCACGACGCTCTTGTTCTGCTTCGTGTCCCAGAAGAAGCGGTCAGGCTCGCCGACGAGCGGGTCCCAGTAGACCTTGACGAAGGACGAGCCGCAGATGGCGCTCCACTGTTTCGAGTTGAGCTGCGTCATCTGCCAGTCCGCGACCTCGCGGATGTGGGCGAAGACCTTGTTCGACAGCTCCGCGTTGTAGCGGTCGCGCGCCTTGCCCGTGGGCGGGCGCACTTGGAAGTCGGCGTCGACACCGAGAACCTTCGACACGGCGGCGTCCACGCGCGCACGGATGAGGTTCACCTTATAGCGAACCTCGTTGTCGTTCGGCTCGTACACGTTGTCCTCGAACGGCATGATGCGACCGTCCGCGAACCAGAAGCGGTGCTTGCCGCTCCAGAACGCCATGCTCGTGATCCAGAGCTGCTCCAACGCGAGACGCTCGGGGCGGCGCTCACGCCAACCCACGCGGGTCTCGATCATGCGGAGAAGGTCTGAGTCGTCAGCCACGATCAGGAAGCTCCTGCCGGTACGCGACGATTCATCGCAGGGATGCCGAACCGCTTGGCTTCAGCCTCGGCTTCGACACGATCGGTGACTTCCATCGCAGCCGCGAGCTGCGTCGTCGGAGGACGCTCGTGCAGCGCGAGGTTCGCCTTGAGCATGTCGCGCGCAAGGTCGTAGGCTCGCCGGTTCGAGCGCGCACAGAACCACGCTATTGCAACGATTGCGATCGTCGCAGGGATCGCGGCGACGAACAGGACGAGAGCTAGTTCCCAACCACTCATGCGGGTCTCCACATCTGCGGGCGCTTCTTCGGCGCGGTGAGTTGCTTGTCTCGACGAGCCCAGAAGTGCTCGGAGATCGTGCGCGGCTCCGTGGTCTCTTCCTTGATGAGCTTGCGGCGATAGCAGTCGTCGCGGACACGGAGCGCGATGCCGTAGGCCATCACGCAGTCGTCGTGCCCCTTGGAGACCATCTTCGGCACGTTGGTCGCCGTGCGGTCATCCCACTGTTGGTGCTTCAGCTCGATCAGCAGGTCTTCCCACGGAATCGTGGAGCCCGCGTCCCGCTGCATCTTGATGCGGTCGATGATGAGCGGCTTGGTTCCAGCGTGCGTGTGGAACCCGATGCTCTCCGTCCACACCTTCGTGTAGGTGTCCTGGCGACGGTTGCGGTACATGCGCGTGTACCCGAAGTTGATGGCACTCTCCGCCGCCGCGAGCCCGTGCGTCGACGGCTGCGTCTCGAACGCCAGCATCGCCGTGTTGTAGTAGCTCGCCAGCCGCGCGCACTTCTGTCCCCAGATGTGGCTGTCGGCGCGTTCACGCCACGCTGCGACGAGATCGCAGGTCTCGGCTTCGAGCACAACCGCTACGGAGAAGTCGCCGTGAGCACCACCACCGGCTGTGTCCGACGCGACGATGTAGTCGCTGTCCGCCTCCGGGTGCGCCCAGACGAGCAGACCGCCACGGGAGTGCGCCTCCAGCCGTAGGGGACCAAGGACCATCTGCGGTCAAGGTCTAGGCTAGAGAAAGCTAGGGCGTCAACTACCCATCATCTTCCCATCAGCGTCTTCGCCCTGGATCGCGTCGACGATCCAGCCGCGAAAGACCACGGGAATGCTCTTGGCTTTGTTGATCTGCTCGTTGACCCATTCGGGGTCGAAGACGGGGTTGCCCGACGCCATGAACGCGACCTCGGGGCACCACGGGTAGTCCTGGTCGAACTTCTTGAGGTCGCCGCCGATGTCCTTGTCTTCGATGCGGGCGCGTCTCCACGCAAGCTGGTTCACGGTAACGGGTTGCATCCCGACGCCGACGCGCTTCCAGACCATCTTGCCGCCGCGTCGCTTGCCTGCGACCTTGGGCTCGCGCATCCCCTCCGTGGCGCGTTCCGTACCGACAAGCTTGCCGTTCTCCCACACGAGCTTGGGCGTGCCCCAACGCTCCTCTTGGACCCACTTCGACTCGGGCGTCCATCTGACCAACACCTGCATCCCAAGCAGCTTCTTCTCGTGGTCGGTGAGGGTGGCGAGAATCTTCTCCTCCTGCGCCTTCGGCAACTCTCGTCCGAACCCGTAGGCGGCTGTCCAGGTGTAGAGCGGGTGGCTGATCCACGGGAAGAACTGGGCTGAGTACGGGTTGTCGCGCTCGCCGTAGGGCGTGTTGCGGTTCTTCCACGCGCTCCAGAAGTCGTCGCAGAACTTGCCGGTGTCACCGAACGCGGTGGACTCGTCGATGATGATCGTGCCGCGCCGGTTGGGGATCGAGGGCACGATGCCTTGGTGGACGGTGTTGCCATCTTGGTAGCGAGCACCTTCCGACAAGTGGCCGAAGCTGCGCGTGCCGCCGATGCCTGCGCCTTCGGTAGCGGCTGACGTGATCTGGATCTGCGCGTAGATCGGGCGGTCCCATTCGAGCGCGTAGGACGCCTTCGAGCGCATCTTGAAGTTCCACGGGATGCGCGTGCCGTGCTCGTCCGTGAGCTTCTCCATCTGCGTGCGGGCGATGTCTGAGATCGTCAGCAGCAGCTTCGAGGTGTCTTGGTTGTGCGCGACGAGGATGGCGCGTACGTGTTCCTCGCGCAGCGCCTTCTCGTAGAGCACGGCTTCGGTGAACGTGCTGCCACCGATCTGCCGCGACTTGAGGAGCTGGATGCGGATGGCGACGTTCGCTCTCTCCATCCTGAGCATCTCGCACTCGATCATGCGCTGCGCCGGGTTGAGCTTCATCGTGACGATCTGCCCGTCCACGTCGCGGATCGGGAAAAAAGATTCGATCCAATCCCGGCGGCTCATGTTGCGCTTGTAGCGGACCCACTCGCCGTCCTCGAAGCGCCACACCGCCTTCGCACCACGTCGAGGGTAGAGCCCCTTCTCGTGATGGTAGAGCCGGTGGAAAAGCAGGTTGTCGGCGAGGCTTGTGTCCTCACCGGCCTGCTTCTCCACCTCGGCGATGATCGCGGAGAGTTCAGCGTCAGTAGGTTGCCAGCGCGGCATCTACTCCAACGCCTCCAGAGCCTTCGCCGTCGCTTGGAAGTTGCCTGCGGCGAGCAGCGCCTTCTTCACGTCGTTACCGGCAGGAACGCCGTTACCACCGGGCGGGACCAAGCTGTGCATCTCTGCGGTGTCCTTGAGCACACCCGCAAGCGGCCACGTCCAGAAGTTCTCGTCGACGCCCACTGGGCTCAAGTATCCCGTTGTCGGCGTTCCGTTGAACCCGACAGCCATCCACTTGCCGATGCGCGGGTTTGCTTCGGTGATCCGCACCCATGCATGGCTCGCCTCGCGCGTTGCTTGGGCGTTCGCCATCGCGCAACCCATGAAGCACGTCTCCATCGTCTGCGCCGCGTCGTACTCCTTGGGCATCCCCAAGTCCTTCCACGGCGACGGCGAGAAGCCGAGTTGGGTCTCGTACTTCGACTCCGCTCGGTACCACGCGCCGTTGGGCATCTGCACGCGCTTGAACAGTTCGACGAGTTCGCCGACCTCGCCCTCGAAGCTACCGTCGTTGAAGTTCGCCGCCACGAGAGCGTCGAGCGTCCACGCCGCACCGCGTCCGAAGCCTGAGCCGATGTGCTCGGCGACGGGTCGATCCGCCTTGTTGAAGCCCATGTAGGCGTCAGCCGCGATCATCTTGAGGTCTTCGCGCGCACAGGCGTCGCCCCACAAGAACCACGCAGCCTTGGCGTACTGCGTCGCGCGGACGAGATGCTGATCGTCGTGCGCCATGTAGGACAGCAAGCGGTCGCGGTACCAACTTGTGCCGTCGTTCACGTCTCGCGGGATGCGCGCATCGGGGTTGGTGCTGTGCGGGTTGCGCTGCACGAACTCGTCGTGCGTCGTCCACGCCGTCCACCCACGAGTCGCACGGTACACGGGCTGTGCAGCCGAACGCAGCGGTTCGCCCGTGAAGGCGTCGCGGTAGTCGATCGGCATCCTCTCTGAACAGAGATCATGACTCAGCAGGTGGTACGCGCTCGACTGCTCCCAACCTGGGAAACCGTTGATGCCCTCGCCGCCTTGCGCGTTCGGGATCGGATCACCGAGCGGCATCCAATCACCGCACTGGGACAGCAAGCCGACGCTCGTGTTGGTCGTGCCGGTTTGCAGCGCCGCCATCATCGCGTGCGCCTTCGCCTCGTAGACCGCCTTCGTGTTGTTCTCGACGAGCGACAGCGGCAGCGCGAGCAACGGGTGACGGCGCAGCTTCGGGCGCTTGCCGTAGAGCACGGCGACGTTCGCCTTCTGCGTCCAGCGCAGGATCTTCACCGCGTTCGGCGGGAAGTACGACGCTCCGGTACCGAAGCCGATGCGCTCAGGACCGTCGCCCCATTCCGCGTAGTGGCCGATGCGCGGGAGAACGTGCGGCTGCGTAGTGCCGTCGAGTTCGAGGATGATGCGGTCGTAGAAGAACCCGCCGACAGGCTCGCGTCCGACGAAGCCGTTGCCGAAGCGCGCGGTGAACGAGCCGTCCTTGTTGTCGAAGATGTGAACGCCGAACGAGCCCGTGAGGTACGTGTAGCCGATGCCAACAAGGAACGCGCGTTCGACGCCGTTCTGGTAGCGGATGATTGCCCTCATCGGGTTTCCGCCTTCTTCAGCTTCGCGCCGACAGGGAACTTCTTGACGTTGTACCCGAGTCGACGGAGACGGCTCGCGTTGCACGAGACGTAGTGTGCGTCCTTCTTCAGCCGCTTCGCTGCCACCGCAAGCGAGGGCGACTTGTTCACGACCGCCGTGAACTGCTCCCAGTAGTTCTTGTACTTCACCATGCCGATGATGGTGCCATGTTGCGCGAATGATCTCAACATGAAAGCGGACGCGGCACCTTCCCGAGTACCGCGCCCGCACGACTCCGCTAACAGTCCAAGTCTCGCGCGGGCAGCTTCGCACTGGCACCTGAAAGGTGCAAGCCCCGCCGGGAGAGAGGACCGGCGAGGCTCGCGGGGGTGGGGTGTTCCCTGTGCCACTACCCACTTGACAGTAGGCATTTCCCCTTGGCACTGTCTCGCGTGCTGAAGGCTTGACGGGCGACATCATCGGGTTCCCGGTGGGGTCCGTCAAGTCCAGACTTGTACGGAGACCTCCCTGTGAACAACACGCAACCCGAAAAGCCCGAAGACAGCCTGCCCGAATGGGTCAACTTCGAGTCCACCGGTTCCGGCGGCATGGACATCACGATCGAGGGCCACGCTGCGATGGCGGCGCTTTGGGACCTGGAAGACGCAGACCTTGTTCGGTTCTTTCGCTTCGTCCTCCTTCGCGGAACCTGCTCCCTTCCGTGGGTGGCGGCGCAACGCCTCGCCATCAACCCTGACAATGCGCTGACCGATCAAGAGACCATTGCGGCCATGTGCAGCTTGGACCGCATCCTCGCCAACATGAACGGCGGAGGCGAACAGTGATTCGCCCCCACTACGTTCCGCTATACCAGGGGATCTGCCACTCGGAGAAGATGGCCGACCTGCGGGAAAAGGACGCCCGGTTCTTCTTCTGCGCCCTGCTCACCTACTGCGACTCCTACGGGCGCATGGACGCGCGACCGCGCACCATCCACTCGAAGGTATGGGCCATGTTCGGGACCCCCGAGTCAGTGCCCAAGCTACTCGCCGACCTAGAGCGCGTCGGGCTCATCGTCCGGTACGAGCACGAGGGTCAGCCCATCCTCGCTATACCGGACTGGGAGGAGAAGGCTGGCAAGGTCGGTAGAGCAGACCGTCGCGGGGAGTCCTCCTACCCACCGCCACCTGCTCGCGGGACTACTCCCGCAGAGTCCGTTGTGAACGACTCTTCATGTCAGACTACTCCCGCCTCGCGCGCGCGTCTTGATCCGAGCCTATCCGATCCGAGCCTATCCGATCCAAGCCAAGAGAAGCCTGTCGAGGACGAGCCTCGACGGATTAGGTCCAAACCTACCGGCGATCACGCGGAGTGCATCCAGCACTGGGAGGCGGAATGGACCCGGACGCGAATGGGGACCAAGTACCCCATCCAATCCAAGGACGCAGTGGCAATCGCGTGGATGCTCAAGCAGGAAGGCCCCCAGGAGGTCCGTAGACGCATTACGGCGATTCTTGAGGATCAGGACGCCTGGACGGCCGAACGTGCGTCTGTGGGGCTCCTGAGGGCCCGGTGGGCCCAATACGGGTTCAGCGTGGTCAAGCCACCGAAACGGCTGACCGGGATGGCCGCGATTGACGCCATGTCGAGGCTCGCCGACCTATGAGCACCTACGCACCCCCCGATTGGTTCAGGAGCTTCATGCGGGCGTTGGTCGGGGCCTACCCGACATGGCCCTGCACGCAGGAGACGGTCCAGGTCTACTGGATGACGCTCAAGGACATCCAACAGGACCGGCTCGTCCACGCCCTGAGCCTGTGTACGGGAACGGCAAAGTTCCCCCCATCGGCGTCCGAGATCCGGGAAGCCGCGCGAGGACCGCGCCTTGAGTTCACGTTCGCCGAGGCGTGGGACGAGTTGCGCCGGAACCGCAAGCTCTACAGCCCGTACGCGAGCCAGGAGCAGAACGAGGCCCGCTGCCGGTGGTCGTCGGATGCCGTGAAGCGGGCGGCTGAGTCCGTGGGCTGGACGAACATGAACTGGCTGGAGTCGGAGCTTCCGACGATCCGCGCGCAGTTTCGGATGTCGTACGAGTCCTTGCAGCGCAAGGGCGCTGAGATCGAGAAGCACCGCGACGCTGACCGCATCGTCGAGAGCGTGCGTGGTTCGATCGGGCTACGTGGCCTTGGCGAACTCTACGGAAGGACCTACGTCGACGACGCCGAACCGGAGGCGTTCCAATGACCGACCCCGTGGAAGAAGCCATCGCCGAGTTGGCGGAAGCCAGCCGCGACATGGAAAAGCTGGAGTGGTGCGCGCTCAACGGCAAGTACATCTCCGCTGCCTGGGAAGAGGCTGCGTGGAAACGCTGGCTTGCGGGAAAGGCACGGCTCACACAGGCGGCGAAAGCCGTCCAGCGTGACGTGAAGCACGGGGTCAGGTTCGACCCCATCGACCTGCGGAAAGTCTACGACTAGCTGCCGGGGAGCTTCAGGCGCGGCGCGGGCGCGAGTGAGTTCGTCGTGGACTCAGCTCGCGTCTTGCCGTCGCTGTGCTCGACGATCACCTTCTTCTCGAAGACGCGCGTAAGGTTCTCCAGCGCCTTGAGACGATGGCTTGAGCGTTTCGAGTTCTTGACCACCTGGATCAAGCCGCGCTGCACGATGTACGCAACCTCGTCTTCGGTCAGCGCGGTGCCGCTGTCCATCTTGACCATCAGCTCGTCGAGCTTCTCCTGGTAGGAGAGTTCGCTCTTGAGCATCTTCTGGACCTCAACGTCGGTCACCAGCCTTGCGCGTTGCTGGATGCCCATCTGCGCGAAGGACTGCCTGTTCGTTGACGCGACAACCTCTTCCTGATCCTCGGGAGGAAGATCAGGTACGTACGGCGAGTCGCTCGTGAGAGCGTTGTCTCGGGGCATCAGCCGCCCTTGGAGCCGGAGACTTGCGGGCGCGCGGTGCCCGAGCACTCGCAGCCCTTGGGCGTGACGCCGCCCTTGATCGCCATCGCACCGACGTTGCTCGGGGTGCTCATCTTCGTCGGACCCGTTTGGACGTTGCCCTTGCTGCCAGAGACGTTCGGACCTTGCATGTGACTTCCTCGTGAAAGGGGTTCAAGTGGACGGTATCAGCCTACCACACTACGCATAGGTGGAGGTCCAAGTGGCGTAACTCGCTACAAGCGAGTTGTACGCGCTCACGATTCCGGGGTGAGCGGACTCCAGAGCCGTAAGGTCGAAGCTCCCCGCGATGAGCGAGTTTTGTTCGAGCGGATCGGTCTTCAGGTCGAACAGCTTGTCGGTGGAGTTGCCGGTCCCGATCGGGGACGCGGGCCAGCTTCCGACGCCCGTGGAGCGGTCACGGATGATCTTGTACTGCAACTGCACCAAGCAGCGGGAGCCGAGCGTGGAGCAGTTCAGGTTCGGCCCGTTGGGGCTGAAGTTGTCCGTCCAGATGACCGATCGCGCCGTCGTCGCCGCACCCGTGCAGACAGGCCAGTAGCTGATGCTTGGACGCCCGTGCTCCGGGTTGACGCTGACCAGCGCATAGTCACCACCTGCTATGTCGATGACGGTACGATAGATGTCGATCGTCTTGACCAACGCGGACGTGTTGACCGCGCCGCCCGTGAACACGCCGGGTCCCGCCACGATCAGGGGGTTTCTGATCCCCTCCTCGTAGGGCGAGTTCTTGAAGTGGTTGGGCGTGTTGTAGGGGATGTACTCGGGGTCGATCACGTCGTCAGGGGTGCCGTTGTCGGACAGGAAGATGACGACCGTGTTGGCGAGCACGTCTTGGGGCATGCCCGCGAAGAGGAGCCCGATGCAGTAGTCCATCGACTCGATCATCGCCTTGTAGTACGGGCGCGCGTCACCGCCGGTCTCGGGGCGGTAGGTGGGCAGGTCCCACTTCGCCGTGTCGTACATGTACGCGGGCGGGCGCGTGAAGGGCGCGTGCGGCAGGTTGAAGGCGAACTGCATGAACCAGGGCTTGGTCTGGTCAGCGATCCAGGCAAGCGCGTCTTGGACGTTCTGGAGGCCCGTGTACGTGATGCAGGGGGCGGTCTCGACGACGATCTTCGAGCCCTTGCGGTAGCTGACGGTGCGGTTCCACGAGTAGTAGCCCTCGCCGCCGGTACCCAGGAAGTTGAGCAGCGTGCCCGCCCAGTAGTCGAACCCGATGCGTACAGGGTGCTCGTAGGCACCGCCCCATGCGAGGTTGGTGCTCAGGTGGTGCTTGCCGATCAGCGCGGTTGCGTAGCCGTTCTCGGTGGCTTGCTTGAGCCCCAGAGGCAGGCAGACCTCGGTTTCGAGCAGCGGCTGGTTCTGTCGGTCGGCGAGGTTGCCGATTCCAGTCTGGAAGCCGTATGCGCCCGTGAGCAGCTCCGCGCGCGTGGGCGAGCACCAGGGCTGCGTGTAGGCGCGGGTGAAGCGCAGTCCCCGCTGCGTCAGGGCGTGGATGTTGGGGGTGGACGGGTAGTTGTCGGCGTTGAGGTTGGTGCCGTAGACCTCAAGCTGCTCCTGCCCCATGTCGTCGGCCACGATGATGAGGATGTTCTTGCTCATGGAAAAAGGCTACCACACTGGCGAATGGTTGTGGTATTGATAGGGGCATGAGCTACGAAGACAGCGACTCGACGGTGGCGGCGTTGAAGATCATCAACCGGCTCTTGGACAAGATCCAGGACCTTGAGAAGCGCGAGCACGCGGAGCGCGTCGAGAAGATGCTGGTGGCGCAAGCCGCCAAGCCTCCCGTGGACGAGCTTGCCGCGTGGAGGGCGCGGTGGAGGGTCGAGGTTCAGAACCAGATCCGCATGTTCGAGGACTTGGACATGGTGAAGTGGCTGGAGCGGTCCGACGCTCCGAACCGGTTTGTCATCACGGGCGAGAACAAGGTGAGCTTCCTCGGCTTCCTGCGCTCGCTGGAGGCGTCGCTGTGAAGTGGCGCTGGCTGGTTCCGACGTGGGGAGACGTGCGGTTTTTGGTGACCTTCGTCGTGATGACTTTGGTCCTGCAACGCTGCCGTGAGGAGAAGACGCGGGACTACTTCGAGAAGGAAGCCGTGAGCGCGGGTGCTGCGCGGTACGTGTTCGACGACGCGGGTGACCCGCATTTCGAGTGGAGGAAGCCGTAGTGAGGCTCAACCCGGAGGAGAGCCTGGAGTGGCTGCGGGAGTACGAGCCTGACACGCAGCACTGGGTCGGGTCCGTCTACGAGTGGATGGAGCAGCAGGCCGACCACGAGCGGGAGAAGACCGCCATCCTGCTTGAGTGGGCCAAGGAGAAGGGCATCCTGGACCGACCGGAGTTCACCGAGGGCAAGTGGCTGGTGTGGCCCGTGAAGACGGGCAGGAATCGCCCGTGACCCGCTACGTCTGCTCCTGGTGCGGGCGGAAGCAGGAGGGGGTGAACCTGTCTTCATGCGACTCGTGCCCTGGACCGCTGGAGTACGTGAACCGGCTGGGCGACC